GAGCGGCGTTCCAGCGCAAGCTGGCCGACCTGCTCGAGAAGTACGACATGGGCATCCACGAGAGCCGCTACGACTCGATCACGCTGGTCACGTCATGGGTCCCGGACGACCACAGCTCGACCGCCACCGCCCTGGTCACGATCCAGGGCCCCATGGGCGATCGGATGATCGAAGCCGTGCGGCGGGTCGGGGAGGGCTTCAGTGCGTAGCGAGTCCGAGGTCCGCCTTGTCCGCTCGAAGAACATCGTCGGCCAGATCCTGAAGGCCAGCAACTGGCACGCGATCATCCCGGGCGTCGGCGACTTGAACCTGCCGCCGGGGACCGCCTGCTCGACGGGCCTCGTCGGGACGCTCCAGTTCGCCGCTTGGAGCGGCTGGAAGAACCTCGACGGACGGATCCACCCCGAGTGCCGGGCCCTCGTCGAGGCCTGGCTCGAGACGATCGATCCGAGCCCTGGCCCAGGTACTCCTCCGGACTCCGAGGAGGAGCTCGCCCCGCCGAAGACGACGTACACGGAGTCGCCGCGTGCTGAGCCGAAGTCGAAGTAGGCGGGTCCGCCGCCTCCGTCTCCTCCGAGGCCCAGTGACGATCGAGTGCCAGCTGTGCCGCTGGTCGATGTCGGCCACGACCTGGCGTCCGGCACGCCGCGAGCGCGACGCCCACACGAGGAAGAAGCACCGTGCGAACTCGTAATCGGACTGACGAAGCGACGATCCAGATCGATCACCGCACCAGAACGACATACCTTCACGCCGCCTACAACATCCCGCTCACGACACACCTGTCGGAGTTGCCCGACCTCGTCCTGGCGTCGGAGCGTGAGCGTGCCGACTGGACCCTCGACCAGATGATTCAGGAGGCGCTGTTCGACCTCGTCCAGCGCTACTGGATCCCGGTGCCGCCGATCCAGTTCCGCGTGCAGCCGCTTCGGTCCGGGACGGACTACTTCGGCCGCACCGAGGTCCGCGAGCGCCGGATCAGGATGTTGAAGCCGGAGCTCGGCCACGTCGACCTCGCGGCGACCAACCCGCTCCTGTCCGTGCGTTTCCGGGTTGACTGGGGCCTCGATGAGCTGCCCCAGTGGAACAGCTACATCCCCGAGTACTACGAGGAGAGCCAGCGTGGAGAAATGGATGCGGCGCCGCCTGGCGAAGCGCAGCCCCCGGCAGCCGGTGAACTACGACCGGGGTTCGGCGCCGATGCTGCCGCGAACATACCAGCGCGCTGACACCCAGAAGCGCAAGCCGGGTCGCCGTGGCGCGAAGGCCCGGGCCCGGATGAAGCGCGTCCTGCTCAGGAGGTTCGGGATCCGATGACCGACGACGACATCGACGTCGTCCTCGTTCGATGAGTCTCCGCGGCGTCGAAGGCGTAGCGTTCAACGACAAGGGCCAGTTCCTTGGCCCGGTCGAGTCAACGCTCATGTCGGTAGCGGGCCAGCACCTGATCCTTCAGTTTGAGTTTCCGGCAACACACGACATGCGCGTGACCCATCTCGCGTACAACTTCCTCGGCGTCCCTCGCGCTCGCGAGCTGGACGGCGGTCCACAGAGTGTTCGGAGAGGAGACACTCTCGTGGCGACGCTGACCGTGAACTTCATCTGGGAGGACGGTCGCACCGAAACCCGCCCGCTGATCGTCAGGTTGCTCGAGGCCGTCAACCGGTGATCCAGTTCGAGCCGCCCTACTCGGGCACCGACAAGCGGACGAACTTCCCGATCATCGTCTTCGGCGTTGTCGGGACGAACACGAGTCTGCACGCGCTCGTGATCACCGCCGAGGGCGACCTCGACGAGATTCCCTACGACGCCGTCAACGTCGACTGGCGCTGGGACGCCCAGAAGCGGGCCTGGCTCGGGATCGACACGGCAGCGGAAGAGGACTAGCACGGCGAACGCACGCCGTGCTACTGTCGAGCGAACTTCATAGGCAGGCACGCCAGCGCGTGTAGGCTCGGACGGACGGGTCGGCCAAGGTAGCCTGGCTGGCCCGTCCCCTGTGTGAGGTCGGGAGTGGACATCCAGGCATCAGCGTCGGCCGGGTTCGACGCCTCTCACGTGAACTTCGGCTACCTGCCGTGTGCTCGGAAGCATGGCCACTACTGGACCGTGACGGCCACCGTCCAGGGCGAGCTCGATCCGGTGACCGGCTGGCCTCGCGGAACCGCCGAGCTGCGTGAAGCGGTCCGGGCTCTGGCGAAGGAGCTCGACGGTCGGGACCTTCCCGAGATGCTCGTCGGCGCTGTGATGTCTCCGGTCGGGATCGCGACGGTTCTCTCGGAGCGTCTGGCTCTGCAGTTCCCGTCCCTGCGAGAGGTCAAGGTTCACTGCTCCGACGGCACGGAAGGGGTGGTCCTACGAACGCCGCGGTAGTCGGCGAGCACAAGATGGTCTCGCACGCCCATCTGGTGCGTAATGACTGGAACCCGAACGTGATGACGGCCGAGGAGGAGGCCCAGCTCCGGACGGAGATCCGGAAGTTCGGGTTCGTCGTCCCGTTGATCGTCCGGCCCCACCCGAAGCAGCGCGGGCGGTTCGAGATCATCGATGGTGAGCATCGGCTCGACGTCGGAGTCAGCGAAGGCATCGCCTGGTTCCCTTGCTGGGTGATCGACGTCGACGACGACACGGCGAGGCAGTTGACCCCGATCCTCAACGAGCTCCACGGCCAGCCTGACGACGAGAAGCTCGGTGCCTTGCTCCGGGATCTGCTCTCGAGGAACCCGGAGCAGGATCTGCGCGAGGTGATGCCGTTCGATCGTCAGCGGTTCGACCAGCTGATCGGCGAGATGACGGTCGACTGGAACGAGCTCGATCGCGTAGCCTCCCGGGACGGCGGGACTGACCGCTGGGTCGAGCGGGTCTATCGAATGCCAGCGGAGGCAGCCCAAGTTGTTGACCAGGCAATCGCGAAGGCGAGAGAGGAGGCGGGCGTCGATGACGACTGGCGCGGCCTCGAGTTCATCGCAGCCGAGTTCATGGGACGGTAGCGACCGCCACCGCGGAGCACACTTCAGCCTGCTCGTCTTCCCCGACAACCGGATGATCCTGACGACGCCTGACACGCTCGAGCAGCGCGAGTTCGACCAGGTTCAGGCGATCATGCGCGAGTGGCTGGAGGCGGACCGGCCGTACCCGCTGGTCATCGGCGGCTGCATCGTCCACGTCCGGACGACCCTGTCGCCAGCCCTCGCCGTCGAGAGAGCCCGGACGTGAGCGTCAGCAAGTACGACTACGACGCGCTCGAGCAGGAGTTCATTCAGGGCCCCGACGAGCTCTCGGTCCGCGAGCTCGCGAAGCGCCACGGCATCGCCAGCTGGTCGACGGTCAATGTCCAGGCGAACAAGCGTGAGTGGGCCCGAAAACGGGCCGAGTTCCGGGCCAAGGTCAACCAGAAGTCCCTGGCGCTCTCGGCCGACAAGGTCGCCACCAAGATCGCCGAGATCGAGGAGGACTTCCTGACCGTCCTCCAGGCGGGGCTCCGCAAGCTGGCGATGGACATGCGGGACCGGACCATCGAAGACTACGACGTGGTCACCCACAAGCCGTTCCGGCGGGTGATCCCGGGCCAGACGATCACGCCCGAGTCGATCGTCAAGATGATCGGCGCGATGCAGAACCTGCGTGGCAAGCCGAGCTCGATCACGGAGGAGCGGCATCTTGGTCTCGACCTCACCGCCCTCGGACTTCCGGCAGAGGATCTCCGCCGGATTGCAGAGCTCACTGCAGAGCCTGACGGACGACCAGCGAGCCGAGCTGCGCTCCCAAGCCCTCGGAGCGCTGGTCCGAACTGAGTCGATCGACGGGCTGATCGCCTACAACGAATTCGTTCTCCGGAACCAGGTTCACTCTCACCACCGGGAGATGCTCCAGTTCCTCTGGGACTGCATCGTCGACCGTGAGAACGGCCTGGCGCTGCTGCCTCGAGGCGGGGCGAAGACGACCCACGGCACGATCGGGCTCGGATCCTGGCTCGTTGCCAACTTCCCCGACATCGCCATCGGGCTGATGTCCAACACCCAGACCCAGGCCGACGCGTTCAGCCGCGCGATCCGCAACACGATCGACTTCAACCCCCGCCACGTCGAGCTCTACGGCTCGCTCAAGACGGACGTCGGGAAGTGGACCGACGCCGAGTGGATGCGCAAGGACTCGGCGCTCGTCGGCACGAACAACTCGACGATGTACGCCCGCGGCGTGGGCGGCGCGATCATCTCGAAGCGCTTCGACATCATCATCATCGACGACATCCTCGACGAGGAGAACTCGAACTCACCCGAGCAGATCGAGTCGGTCGAACAGTGGCTCCTCCAGACCGTCCTGCCGTGCCTGAAGCCGGACGGGATCGTGATCGGTCTGGGGACCAGATGGGCCACCGACGACGTCTACGGGACGTTGATCAAGCCGATCGAGGACGGCGGCAAGGGCTGGCGCTCGCTCGTCATTCCGGCCCTCACCGGGGACCTCGCCGACAAGGACTCGCTCGTCAGCTACTGGCCGGAGTACTGGCCGGTCGACAAGCTCCTGAAGCGCTGGTCGGACCTCGGTACGCCGATGTTCTTGTGCGCCTACCAGAACGACGTCTCTGGCCTCACGGCAGGCGATGTCTTCCCCAGCAGGTTCGAATACTTCGACGAGCTGCCCGAGGGTCGCCTGATCATCCGGATGGGCGTCGACCTGGCGAGCTCGGAGAAGGAGCGGGCCGACTACACCGCCCGCGTCACCACCGCGGAGGACGAGCAGGGCAACTTCTACGTCCTGTCGGCCTACCGCGACAAGCGCTCGACGCATCACGCCGAATTCGTCCACGACGGGTGGCTGGCCTACCCAGCCATGGACCTGGTCGTCGTTGAAAGCCAGCAGTTCCAGTCGACCCTGATCCAGGAGGTCATGCGGGAGTACCCGCGGATCCCGATCGAGGGCCAGCAGGCCGACAAGGACAAGACGACCCGGGCGCGGGCCGTCGCCGCGAAGTACGAGGGCGGCAAGGTGAAGCACCGCCGCTCGCTCAAGGACAGCGATTTCGAACGCGAGCTGCGATCGTTCACGCCGAAGGGCGCCGGTCACGACGACTTCGTCGACGCCCTGGGCTACAGCATGGACATGGGCGGCGAGGAGTTCGTCTTCAGCGTCGTGCGGAGGAGGTAGCGTGGCCGAGGTCGAGTTCCGGACCGGGAAGCGCGAGATCCCCGACTACCAGGCCGAGCTCATGGCGGGTATCCAGACGCACAAGATGACGTACGAGCGCGCACTCCAGGAGATGAACCGTCGCCTGGAGGCGAACCACGTCGAGCGTGCGTTCGATCGGATCCGCGACGAGCACTTCAGCCGGAACCCGCGCTGGTGAGCCTGATCACCGAGGCGCGGGCCTCGATCCGCAACGCATTCCGAAGTACCCCGCGGGCGGTGCCGTCGGCTGTCGCTGTCGCCAACCGCGAGGCTGGCCGCGTCGGCAAGACGAACGTCCGGGCGCTCCGCTACTGGTCGATGTACAGCGAGTGGGTCCGGACCGCGATCAACATCCGCAAGGACCAGGTCGCCTCGGCCGACTGGGATATCGGCCAGTGGGACCCCGACGGCAAGGAGCCCGACAAGGGCCTCGCCCGCGAGATCCGGGACCGGATCGAGTACGGCAATCCCAAGGACAAGAACTGGCGCGACTTCAGCGGCAAGGTCGTCGAGGACATCCTGGTGCTCGACGCTGGCTGCATCGAGATCGAGCCGACGTTCCGCGGCGAACCGCTGTACATGCACCCGGTCGACGGCGGCACGGTCCGCGTCTCGTCACTCTGGGATGGCTCGGATCCCGATGAGCCGCGCTACTTCTGGTATCCCGACAACTTCGAGCGGGCCCGCTGGAAGGACGACGAGTTCATCTACATCATGGAGACGCCCCGGACGAACAGCCCGGTCGGCCTCTCCAAGCTCGAGACGCTGAAGATGGCGATCGACAGCGAGCTCGAGGCGATGGCCTACAACGCCCGCCAGGTCCGGAACCCGACGCCGGACGGCCTGCTCCACCTGGGCAAGGGCGCCCGCCAGCCGGACATCGACAAGTTCCGGGCGCTGTGGATGGCCGAGCAGGGACTCGGCGGTGGCCTGCCGATCACGGGCGGCCACGAGGATCCGACGTTCATCAAGTTCCATGACAGCAACAACGAGATGCAGTTCATGGACTGGAACATCTACCTCGTTCGCAAGATCGCGGCGGTCTTCCAGCTGTCGAGCCAGGACATGAACCTGGGCTACGAGATCAACCGGAGCACGGCCGAGGTCAGCGACAAGCAGACCGAGGACCGCGGCGTCCGACCGCTGCTGGACCTGGTGAGCTCGAGCATCACTCGCGGCTTCATCTGGCATAGCGCGTTCGGCGGCCAGGCCAACAACCTCTGCCTGAAGTTCACCAACCTGAACCTCCGGGAGAGCCTGAACCGGGCCCAGGTCAACAAGATCGCCCTCGGTGGCGTCTCGTACAAGACGATCAACCAGGCCCGCAAGGAGGCTGGCGAGGAGCCCCTCGGCGAGGGCAAGGACAACATCTACGACAAGCTCATGGCGATCACGCCCCAGGGCGTCTTCCTTCTCGAGGACGTCCCGACGGCGCGGGAGTACATGGAGCTCCACGCCAAGCCAGCTGCACCCAAGCCTGGCGCACCGCAGATCCCGGCTACGACCGGCAAGGCCAATGGAGACGAATAGGCCGCCGACGCAGCGCCAGATCGAGTGCTTCGACGCCTTCGCCCGCCTGGGCGATCAGCGTCTGGCCGCTCGGGCTCTCGGCCTGTCGGTCAGTCGGCTGAAGCGGAACGTCCTCGAACACAACCGGCGCCTCGGCGCCAACAGCAGCATCCAGGCGGCCTACCTGCGATGGGCGCCCAAGGCCGGATGATCCAGGACATCACCGCGGGCGGCGTCTACTGGAACGAGGCCCATCGGCTCGGCCGCCTGCTCGGTCTCCTGACCGAGTGGTTCGATCACGTGTCGGTCGTCGTCCAGGAGTCGACCGATGGCTCGCTCGGGATCTGCCAGAAGCTCCTCACGAGGCCTGGCGATCACGTCCTCGCTGACGCGCACCGCGGATCAGGTGATCCGTCGTTCCCGCGTCTCCTTCAGGCCGTCGACACCGAGTGGGTGTTCATCGTCTCGGGCGACGAACTGCCTTCGCCGGACCTGCTCAACTCGCTGCCGTCGGCGATCAAGACGGCTGACGAATTCGGCCGGGACGGGATCTGGATCAGGTTCCGCTCGACGATCCAGGGGATCGACTTCACGAACGAGCAGGACTCCCACCTGCGCCTGTTCCGGACGCGGATCGGCTGGCCTCATTCCCAGCTGCATTCGCGGCCGATGACCGAGAACGTCATGCATTGGCGGATCGGCCACATCGACCACGACCGCTCCCTCGAGGAGATGGTCCTGGACTACCTGCGCTACCTCGAGCTCGGGCGCCACTCGAGCCAGTGGACCGCGCACAATCTGAGGATGCTTCGAGACGCCTGTGAGAAGGTGGCGGAGCACACGGGGTGGTCGTTCATCACCTCGTCGTCATGGTGGCCCGAAGTCCGGGACGCCGCGTTTGGCGGGCGCGACCCGCAGTAGGAGGTCAGAGGCATGGCTGCTGCGATTGCTGCCCGCTCCGGGTCGGGCACGGTCATCGAAGCGGAGACGGCCGTTCACATCGAGGTCACCGGGGCCGAGGCCAACGTCGGCGCCAAGGCGTCGGGTTCGATCACAGCGAACAGCCAGGCGAACCCGACGGTCGTGACCTCGACGGCGCACGGTCTCCAGACGGGTGACAAGGTCACCATCACGGGCTCGAACTCGACGCCGGTCATCGACGGCCTTCGGACCGTCACGGTCACCGACGCCGACCACTTCACCGTCCCGGTCAACGTGACCGTCGCCGGGACGGCGGGCACCTGGACGTTCGAGAGCGACGCCCAGAACCGCGAGATCGGGACCGAGCGGCGGTACTACATCCTCGTCGACGCTCCGTCGGGCGTGGATGACGGTCGCTCGCACGTCTTCGCGCCGAGCTCGGACGGCAAGCACACCTGGGACGACTACGTCTTCCCCGCCGACGGCAGCTACACGCTGCGGCTGCGCGACATGGAAGACGACAGCGACGTGGCGACTGCGGCCGTCACCGTCACTGCCCACTGACGGAGGCTTCGATGGCAACGAAGGATCCCGAGAAGCTCGATCCATCCGGCGCCAACGAGGGCCGGGAGCGTCGAGCCGAGCTCATCAAGGCGGCGAACGAGGCCGACGTGGCCGCGGCCAAGGCCGAGCAGAAGGCCGCCGACGCCGCCTCGAAGCCGGTCAAGGAGCCGAAGACCACCAAGACCACGACCGGTGGCAGGCAGGTCAAGGCGAAGCGGACCCAACCGACCCGGACCGCGCCGCGGCACGTCGTCAAGCAGGACGATGCCGGTGCTCGAGAGCAGCAGCGTGCTGCCCGCGAGAACTCGGCCGACATCCAGCTGGCCGACCTCGAGGGTCCGCCAATCGTGGCGCCGGTCCTCGACGAGGGCCTCAAGGGCAAGTTCGAGATCGTCCGCAACGACGGCTCGGGCGACAAGGTCAAGGAGGCGCTCTACGCCGGGCTCGATCTCCGGGTCGTCGGCGAGGGCTTCCCCCACCCGGGCGAGGTCATCATCGACGTCGCGAAGGAGGACGGGCAGGACCACCAGCGGTTCTCGGCCTACACCTACGACGGCACGATCGATCTCGGCCTGATGGGGATCAGCGGTCCCGGGACGTGGCTCTTCCACGCCGAGTCGCCGGTCACCCAGGTCGGCGACGGCCGCGACGACCACCTGCCGGTCATCCGGGTCGGCAAGGAACAGAAGCTCGTCGTGAAGTAGGAGATCCGCAATGGCAAAGGACAAGGACGAGACGCCGACGCCAGATCGCGAGGAGCAGACTCCGGAGCAGTTCACCCCGTTGGCCGAACCCAGCGAGGTGGACGAGGACGTTCCAGCGTCCCATGCCACCAAGGGCATGACCGTCCTCGGGTACACCGAGGCGAGCCGGATCGAAGGCTCCCACGACATCCTCGAGAAGGAGCGGAGGGCCTTCGAGCGGCGAGCAGCACGGGAGAAGTGACCGTGGCCCGCGAAACCGCGAAGGGCATCAAGAAGCCCAAGGACGTCGCCGAGCTGGGCGACACCGACGTCAAGACGGGTGGCACCGGCCAGGAGGAAGCCAACCTCCAGGGCTACACCGGTCCCGACGGCAGCAAGTCCCTCGGCTACATGAAGCAGCCGCCCACCGCCGACAGCTCTGGCCTGGGTGTCAACGCCGACGATGCTGGCCGAACCGACCAGCAGCCCGGCGACAACTCGGGCGCAGGCCCCTCGATCCAGGCCCAGGAGGCCCGGCTCGAGAAGAAGTAGCCTCCTCTCTGGACCGAAGCCCCGGTCGTTTCCCCTCGGCGACCGGGGCTTCACATTCCCCTGAGGCGCTGCTACCATCCGCGGCGAACACGGATCGCACGCTGTGCGGTCCACGCCGGACGGACGGCGCGCCGGTAGCGTGCTTCCGCCTCCCCTCCGACACCCAATAGCGTGTAGAGACCCCGACTGAAAGTCGCCCGGGCGACTGCTGACGAGCTAGGTCGGGGTCTCGCCTTGCTCAGGAGGCGGAGTGGCTCGAGTCCTCTGGTACGGCGACGTTGGCGCACACACGGGTTTCGCACGGGTCACGCACGCGATCGCCAATCGCCTCGTCAGAAAGGGCCACGAGGTCCACGTCCTCGGCCTGAACTACCCGGGTGACTGGTCCCCTGAAACCGCCCGGCTTCGGATCTACAAGGCCGACGCTCGCGACCCGCTCGACACCTTCGGGACCAAGCGGATCGCCGAGATCCTGACCCAGGTCGACCCCGAGGCCGTCGTCTTCCTCCACGACCCGGCTGCGCTGGTCCAGCTGTTGTTCAGCAACCGCTTCGACCCCCAGCGGCTGCTCCTGAACCAGGCGCCGATCATCGCCTACCTCCCCGTCGACGGCTACAACTACCCGGACGCCTGGACGACGATGATCCCGCTGCAGACGAACGTCGTCGCGATGAGTCGACACGGACAGGCGATCTTCCCGGGCAGCAAGCTCGTCTACCACGGGATCGACGAGGAGCGGTTCTGGCCGGTCTCCGAGACCCGGCCGATCCGGATCGGCGGCCTCGAGCTCAAGACCAAGGCCGACTGCAAGCGGCACCTCGACCACGCCGAGGACGGCTTCCTGATCCTCCGCGTCGACGCGAACTCGGGGCGCAAGGATTACGCCAGCCTGATCCACGCGGTGGCCCCGATCATGGAGGCCCACCGCGAGATCGAGCTCCATCTGCATGCCGGAACTGATCCGCGGATGCCGGGTGTCAACCTCGCGACGCTGATCAGCCGCTACGACATCGAGGACCAGGTCACCATCACCGATCCAGTCCAGGCGGCCTGGTCGACCGAGCAGCTGAACGTCCTCTACAACGCGGCCGACCTGTTCGTCACGACGAGCCGCGGCGAGGGCTTCGGGCTGACGATCGCCGAGGCGATGGCCTGCGGCGTTCCGGTTATCGCTCAGAACGTCTCGGCGATCCCCGAGGTCGTCGGCGATGGCGGTGTCCTGATCGAGCCACAGCGCCGGATCACCGTACCGGCCGGTCAGGACCTCTGGCTCCCGGACGTCGAGACGTTCACCGCGGAGGTCGAGGCGCTCTATTTCGACAGGCCCCGGCTCGAGAAGCTCGGGTCGCTGGCCTGGATGCACGTAACTGGCTCGTTCAGCTGGGACTACGCAGCTGACCGCTTCAACGACTTCATTGTGCGAGCCGCACAGTGGAGAGGATCGACGGAGGCTGCCGGTGCCGTACAGCAGCACGAGTGAACTCCCGTCCAGCGTCCGAGACAAGTACTCGGATCGCTGTCAGCGGGCGTTCATGCACGCCTTCAACAGCGTCCACGATTCAACCGGGGACGAGGGCAAGGCGTCGGCGGCTGGACACGCAGCGGCGCAGAAGTGTGAGGCGAAAGACATGGATGCGGAAGTCCTGCTGCAGCAGCTCGGGATCGACCTGAAGAAGGACGCCGAGGATCTCGAGCCGATCGAGCACGAGATCAAGTTCGACTTCTTCGCGAGGGCAACGGACCAGAAGTCGGGCATGGTCCTCAAGGCCTGGACCGAGAAGGACGAGGGCGGCGAGGAGCAGCACTACCTGAAGGGCGTCGCGAGCTCCACGATCAAGGATCGGCACGGGGACACGATCCTGCCGTCGGCCCTCATCGACATGGAGCGCAGCGCCAACGACAACCTGACGATCTTCCTGAACCACGACTACAAGGTCCCCGAGGACACCGGGGGCTCGGTCGTGAAGGCGTCGATCGCCTCCGATGCGACCGACCCCGAGACGGGCGCGCCGATCTACGACCTCAACTTCGAGAAGATCCGGATCGACAAGGCCAATCCCCGGGCGGTCCAGACCTTCAAGTCGATCCATGGCGGGACGAAGCTCGGCCTGTCGATCGGCGCCCGGATCCCCGAGGGAGGGGCGGTCCGGAACAAGAAGACCGGCGCGCTCCTGATCGCCCACGTCGAGCTCCTCGAGACCTCGGTCGTCGGCATCCCGGCCAACCCGCGGAGCTGGGTCGAGTACGCCGTGAAGTCGTACAAGGCCGGGCCGAAGGAAGAGCCCTCGACGATCGTCGAGACCGTCATCACCAACCAGGCGCCCCCGCCGGAACCCCCGAAGGAACCGGCTCCTCCGGCCCCCGCGCCGGAAGTCAGCGCATCCACCGCACCATCGCAGGCAGCTCCTGAGAGCGGACCTGGGGCCGATGGGGCAACCACTCCCGACGTCGCCGCGGCAGCTGCCCCGGAGACGCCCGCACCGATCGACGTCACGAAGGCGTCGTCGTCGGAGCTCATCGACGCGCTTGTCAAGGCACAGGCCGCGCTCGGTGACACGGCGACGAAGCTGATCGAGGCGACGTCGGCGCTGGCGGCCGCCGAGCAGCGGGCTTCGAACGCCGAGCGGGAAGCTGCCGAAATGGCGAAGACGGCGCGTGGCGTCGTCCTCGACGCGGCCCAGATCATCCGGAGGCTCGAGAAGCTCCCGGTCGGCCAGCGGGCGTCCTTCAAGGCCATCAAGGCCGACTTCGAGGACGGCCTGCCCGCCGGTCTGGACGGGATCTACACCGAGTCCTTCCTCCGTCAGCTCAAGGGAGAACCGACCACATGACACTTCCTGCCGAGTTCGCGGACGTCCTGCGGGGCGCCCACGAGAGCATGGAGAAGATCGCCGGGTTCCTCGACTCGTACGGGTCGGAACCGGCGGCACCGGCCGCCGCCGCGGCCGCTCCTGCGACCATCACCGCAACCGTGCCCGTCACGGTCAACGCGGGCGTCGTCCCGGCCGCGACCGCGGGCGTCGGCGACCAGGGCGCAGCCGCGCCGGTCACGCGCACGCACCCGAACCTGCTCCGGGCCAACCAGCGGATCGCGGTCGCCCGCGAGCTCCGCAAGCGGACCGACGCCGAGCTCCAGCTCATGTTCGCCGAGCAGGCGGTCAAGGGGAAGGGCATCCCGCTCGACCTCTGGCTCAGCGGCAGCACCGGCCGCGAGGCCTCGTTCGCCGAGATCGGGAGCCAGGTCGATCCGGACATCGCCCGGGCGATCGACACCTCGACCGCCAGCGCCCTGATCCGTCAGGACCTGGAGCCCGTCCTGTACGAGCTCTTCGTCCGCGAGTTCCCGGGCTTCGAGCGGTTCCGGCGCGAGCCCGCCAACGGCCTCGTCCACGCCTGGAACCAGAAGACCAGCTACGGGGACGCCCAGTTCATGGGCGAGCTCGGCACGGTCACCGACGACCGGGCGGCCTACGCGCGGCAGACCACGAACGTCGCGATCATCGCGACCCGGCGTGGCGTGTCGCTCAAGTCGCTCTTCGCCGTGCGGGCCGGTGGCGCCGGGTTCAACCTCGAGCAGGAGGAGCTCACCGCTGGGCTCCAGGCGATCGCCCATCGCGTCCAGTACCAGATCTTCTCGGGCCACAGCACCGACAACACGGGCACGGCGAACAACGAGCTGGGTCTCTATGACCCGAACGCGTTCACCGGTCTGCGGTCGATCCTGAACACGGCCCGGGCGAAGAACGTCGACCCGCTGGCGGCGACCCCGGAGGACATCCGCCGGGCGATCAACCAGGCGGCGGTCGAGGTCATGCAGCAGGGCGGCCGCATCTCGATGATGTACGGCTCCCCGCTCGACAAGGAGGTCTTCGACGCCCAGCAGGACAAGAACGTCCGGTACACCCAGGAGCTCGTGAACGTCGCGGTCGGCGTGATGACGAACGCGGTGAACACGGTCTTCGGGGCGCTGCCGTACGGCGTCCTCGTCGGCGACGCGATCGGGGCCTACGTCCCGACCGTCCTGCCGTCGGGCTGGACGACCGCCCGTGATCTGTACCTGCTCGACGAGCGGACGATCACGATGCCGTATCTCGGCGCCGAGGGTCCGACGATCCTCGACATCCCGATCGGCATCTCGGGCCAGCTGACCCACCTGTTCATCATCTTCGGAATGTGGGGCCTCGCTGTGAAGGCGCCCACGTTCAGCAACAAGGTCCGGATCCGGGCCAGCTGACCCGAACACCGCGATCAACGGCGACCCGCGGATCCACTCCCCGCGGGTCGCCGACCTTCAGCCTGGAGGGCAGATGGACCTGTACCTGACGCCCGGCCAGTTCCGCAACCTCGATCTCGGGGTCGACGTGTCGGGCTGGATCGACGCGAAGCTGGCGCCGAAGCTCGCGCAGGCGTCCGCGGACGTCAACGCCTTCTGCCAGGCCCCGAACGTGCCTGTACCGCACTCGTTCCTCGGGGGAGTCATCACGGGCGAGACCCACAGCTGGCGGACCGATCCGTTCGGCCAGCGGGCGACTCGCCGGGCGTTCCCGTACCACACGCCGGTCCGCTCGATCGAATCGATGCGGATCTACGTGACGACCGACCAGTACGTCGACCTGACCCCGGCCGAGCTCTACTACGAGACGTCCGAGGGTTGGGTCGAACCCGCCTCGGCCAACCTCACGAGCTACGGCCTGTTCGGCTCGTCGGTCCTGCCGTTCATCGGCCTGTCGGATCCGCACGCGACGCTCGACTACACCTATGGCTACCGGATCCCGGAGACCGTTCGCCTCTGGTATCAGGGCGATGGCGGCTACACCTGGCGGGCGCCGTCGGGTTTCTGGACCAGCGACGCGATCGAGGTCCGGGTCAACGATGCCATCGCGGATCCTGGTGACTACACGATCGACCGGACCGAGGGCACGATCACCTGGGACATCGGAACGCAGCCGTCCGGGACAGCCCGCGTCGAGGCCGACGTCGTCAGCCGGATCCCGTACGACATCTCGCTCGCGACTGGCATCATTGCCGCCGAGCGGATCTCCGGACGGGCCATTGTCGAGGATGGGTTCCCGGAGGGGATCCGCTCGATGCGTGTCGCCGAGGTCTCGATCGATCGCGGCCTGACCCGGGTCGGCGACGTCCGGGGCGGGGTCGAGATCCCCGACAAGGCGGCCGAGCTCCTCGGGACATACGTCTTCCGGCCGCTGGCGATCGTCTGATGTTCAGCGGGATGCGGACGTTCGCCCAGAAGGTCGCCAACCGGTTCATGGACGAGCCCGTGACGATCCGCCACAAGAAGGAGTTCGAGCTCGATCCCTCGAACCCCTACGGCGATGACACCGTCGAGTTCGAGACCGACACCACCGAGACGGTCGGCTGGATGGTGAGCTCGCTCACGAAGAACATCGACGCCCAGGGCGGCCTCGCGACCGTGGCCGAGCGCGACCTGATCCGACTGCCGGTCGGCACCCGGATCGACACGGGTGACGAGATCACGATCCGCGGCGAGACCTGGACCGTCGTCGACACCTCGAGCGACGAGACCTGGCCCGCGATGCTGAAGGTCGCGATCGCAAAGGCAGGCTGACGTGCCGCCGCCGATCGCTCGACCGCAGCTCAACACGCAGAAGATCCGGGACCACTTCGTCCAGCAGTCCCGGAAGGCGGCCGACGAGGCAGCTTCGCGGGGGCTCGAGCGGATCCGCAAGCATGCCCCGGTCCGGAAGCTCTTCCGGGGGTCGACCTACCGCACCCAAGAGCAAG